CTCTTCATCCTCCACCCCCGCACAAAAGCAGGGGTCTAGCAGGACTGGCCCATTTTTAATCCGGTGCTACCGGCCGATCCGTGGCCCCTTTTATTCCCGGTGTTCTCACGCCGGATTGACTCACGATCGCGTAATCGACCTTCGAGAGGGTGGCCCCGAACACATAGGTCAGGCTCATGTCGGCGTTGTCACGCACGTAGCAGTTGCCGTATCCGGGAAAGAGTGCGCGCAGGATCGCATTGATCGAAGGGATGGCGCAGTTGGTGATGTTGAGCGCCGCCTTGGCCAGGATCAGCCGGCGGTAGGCCTCGTCCGACAGGTTGAAGTTCGGGGTAAGGCGCCAGGCAGCATAGAATACGCCCTGCCCGAACGGCGCGGCGTCGCTGCTCTGCGAAAACCCGAGATACTGCTCCTCGGACACATACAGGGCTCGAGACACACCGACGATGCGGCCAAGGATGTCGAGGCCGAATCCTTCTGCCGTCGAGACGTCCCAGACGTAGGCGCGGAACGTGTCGAGCGCGGCCGCGAGGTCAACTGCCGAGCCGAGGGCGTCGAGGATCGCGAGCATCACCGAGCTGTTCGCGAACTGGCTCAGCACCGTGCGGCGCACGTCGAAATAGAGCGTCATGGCCCCGCCATCGGCGCCGGCTGATGCCATCGGCATTGCAGCAAGGGCGTCGTCTGCGATCATACCAACGCCACCGCGATATGCTCGGCGCTGATAGTCGGGATCTGGTCTATGTTCGCCGCCACTTCGTCGGCATTTGCCGGGTCACTGGTGCCGACCTTCAGCGAGACGAGCTGCGCCCAGCTTCCGAGCGCGGCGACGGCCGAAGCGAACCGCAACGCATAGACCTTACCGCCGATCCGTGCCCGGGTCCCGCCATCGGCGCCGTTGAACGCCTCGATAATCGCGTTGCGCACCCGGCTCTCGGCGTCGGATGGTACGAGACCATTGTCCGCCAGAACCACAGAGAAATAGACCGGCAGCGCTGCGGCGCGCTGAAACTTGACGGCGTAGGTCGGGTAGGGCAGCGAATAGCCCGAGGAGCGATCCTGCACGGTCACCGTGGTACTGCCGGTGTAGTCGCAGCCCGGCGGCTTCTTCGACCAGATTGCGGCGGCCACGTCTGCATCGGCGCCACCGTAGACGCAAACGTAGAGGCTGTGGGCCGAGATCGATACGCCGTCAATGGTCGCCGAAGTGCCGCCGGTGTTCTCGGTGACGAAGGCGTCGACCACGCCAGACACGTTCAGCACTGCGCCGCGCACTGCCGACACAATGCCTGAGGCGTTGATTGCGACCGATGCCGCACGTCGCGCCTCGAACTCGCTCGGCGTCTCGGCTGCGCGACCGGGGATGCCGTCGGCGGCATTGGTGACCGTGTCCCAGCCCGCGACAATGCGAGATATGCGGGTAAGGCTGCCAGCCGGGCACTGGATCGGGCCAGCAGTGATCGCCTGGAACTGCACGTCCACCGAGCCACTGTCGGGGATCGCCGCAGCGGTGGCTGACTGGTATATGGTGCCGTCGGTAGCTTGCACGAGTGAGCCGATGGGAATCACCGTCCCCGCCGCGCCGCTGCAGGTTCCTGTGACAGCCGTAGCCCGCGCCGCGATGCGCTCGAGGTAGTAGAGCCGTCCGATAGCGTCTTGCATCCGGCCCGACGACCGGGCGGGGTCGACCAGATTGACGAACTGCAGCAGCAGGTCATTCGCGGCCCCCAGCGCGGCGGTGAGCGAGACGACCAGCTGCCCCTGCGCCGTCGCGTCACTCTCGTTGAGCTTTCCGCCGAACGCTGACTGCATCATAGCCCAGACGCCAGCCTTGATCTCAGCCTCGGTCGGGCAAACCAGCCCGGCAGTCGTGAACTGGGGGGAGGGGATGAGGTTCGTCACAGCGCCACGACTCCCGCGTTCGTCTGGATCTGTCCGGCGAGCGAGCGGCCCGTGATGCTCTGCACGTAGACGGCGGCTTTCGTGATGCCCGGGACGCGCTTGGCGGCGGCGCCAAGCTGCTCTTTCAGGACGGAGAGCGGCGCCGGCTGACCGAGGATGCCGTCGAAATAAGGGATGCCGCGCGTGACATCGTACCAGCATTCGCCGCGGAACACACGGGCCTCGCAGGCGACGTCCTGCAGCTGGCTGTAGGGCTCGGACGCGACGGCAATGTTGCCCGCTGCGTCGAGGCACAGGTCCCAATATTGCATGTCGAGTAGGAGCGTAGCCATGTAATCTAGGTTACGTCAGGTTGGCGGCCCACTGGTGCCCGTGCCGGTCTGGACGCTGCCGTGGGTGTGGGTCGATAGCGCCTTTCCATTGCCGGTCACTTCGCCGGCGGCCGTAATCGCGCCAGCAACGGTGACCGCGCCATCGACAGCAAGATCGCCTGCGACCCGCACTGTGGCAGCCTCGACCTTCACGGTGGGCGCCTTGATCAACACATTGTCGTCGGCGTTGATCTCGATAACTGTCGTCGCTGGACCGGAGGGCAGGAATCCGCCGAAATAGAGGCCGTCAGCCCAATCGAACCGCCGCTTGCTGCCAGGCAGCGCGTCGCGCTTGGTCGCCTTCACCTGGCTGATGTCGGAATGGCAAAATACCGCCGCGCCCTTGTCGCCGACGCGCGGCTTCACGCGGATTTCGCAGTTGCCGGCACGCAGGGTAAAAAACGGCAGGTCGTGAATGACCCCGTGCGGCGTACCCGTGCCGCGGCCATCGACCTGGTCGACTAGCGGGCGAACGTCGACGGTCTCGTCCTCGACCGCCACGACCTCGACCAGCGTGCAGGTGGCCTTGCCGGCGAAAGCCTGGTCGATCATGAACTGCGTCGATGCGAAGTCGTCCTGAACGTGACGCTCATCGCCGAAACCGACGTTATTGGCCATAGTCTGCTCCCGGATAGATGCATTCAACGGTGGTGAACCAGCGGCCGTCGGGCATGTCGGACTCAAGGCTGTGCGACACCTTGAGTGCCAGCCATTCCCCGTTCGCCGGTTCGAGCCCGGACTTCATGCGGACCTTCTTGCCGATCTCGATCGAGGGGTTGTAGATCGTCGAGAATTGGATGCCGGACTGCGTGAAGGCAGGGTAACCGATTAGCCCGGTGTCGGGCGATACGTCGGCCACCACGTCGCTCTTCTGGCCTCCCTTGGGCCAAATCCAGACCGTCTTGTTCGTCTCGTCGATCTCGTACAGGCAGTCGACTGCGCGGCTCAGGGCCTCCAACTGCGACTTAGGCGATCCAGGTAAATACGGGCTGTTGAGGCGGGAATCGACGCCATTATTCGCCAGCGTGTAGTTCATCTGCTCGGCGATCCCTCGCGCGACGATCGCGGCATCGACCGCGCCCTTGAAGCTGACCGGCGGAACTGCCTGGGTCGAGGCGAATTGGCCCGGCGCCGCGGAGATCCAGAACGCGATGTCGGGCTGCTGCCGGGCATCGCACCACGACCAATAGATCGTGCCCGAGAAGCACACTGCCATGCCGCCATCATCATCACCCGCAAGGATGGTCAGCAGGTTTGGCTGCCGCTGCTCGAGGTAGAATTGGTAGTTGGTGGTGAGGCGGTTCATCAGCTCCTGGGACATGCCGTAGACCCGGACGTCAGCCTGCGCAAAGCCGAGGCCGAGCCGCTCGATCTCCACCGAACTGCGCAGGCCCTCGATGGTCGTCTCTTGGTCGCCACTGGCAAACGTACCCTGGCCCAGCTTGATCTTGAACTGCAGGTGCCGGCGCGACAGGCTCATGGCATGGCCCACAGCAGCTTGAAGCGGGAGCCGAGCCCGGTGTAGTCTGGATCGGCGCTGCCCTGCGTGTCGAAGATCGCGAGGTCGCCGGGGAAGCCGAGATAGGGGTTGTTCAGCAGCGGAACGCCGTCCAGCGCCAGAACGCCCGCGGCGATGATCTGGCCAGCCAAACCGATGTCGGCATACAGCCCGGTGCCGCGCTGCGACAGCGCAATGGTCGCGACGGCTGTCCCGACAGGCAGCGTGAGCAGCTGCGAGGCACGGTTCGCGACGGTGGCGATCTCCATAAGCGTCCGGCCGGGGGAGAGGAAGGAGTCCACCTCCTCGCCGTTGACGATGCTGGTCTCCGCCTTGCTGGCGACGATGGCCTCGGTCGCCGGCGCAGGCGTGCGCGCTTGTATCGTGCCGTTGTTCTTGATCGGCTCGCCGCCGGGCTCTTTGGTCGCCGGGGTCACGTAGTTTTCGCGGATCTCGCGCAGCACCAGCTCGAATTCGATCAGGCCGCCGCCCTGATCCCGCTTGCGGGCGAGGCTGACGCGCGCGATATTGACGTTCAGGTAGACCCATTCGGGCGTGACCACGTTGTAGAGCGCGGTGTCGCCACGAATGTCCTCGATGGCCCGGACGAAGTCGCGGCGATCATCTTCTGCCCCACCCTTCGACAGCACGACGCGCGTCTCGAATGGCATCGCCACCTTGTTGTAGGTCTCGAACTGCCCATCCTGCAGCTGGAAGTCGGATATGCGATACTCGGCGTCGTATTCGACCGACACGATGCTGTCCGGCTTGACCGCAATCTGGTTGTCCTCGGCGCGGAAGATGCCCCAGACGTTTTTGGACGCATTGACCAGGATGCCGTCGCTGTTGACCTCCTGCACGCCGTCGGGTGTCGAGCCGGGTTCGCGGTTCAGCGGGGGCACGCCCGGGGCATCGGGCACGATCGGCACTGCCGGATCGTAGTTGGTGGTCATGGCTGGATACCTCGGTCGGCGCGGATGACGACGCCACGGCGCTTCAATTCAGCGGGCAGGGCGCGGGCAATCTCGGCGGCGTTCTTGGCCTGGGTATGGATCGTGATCGGGCCGATATTGACATTGCCGCCGCCGGCCGCGCGCGGCGTGACGGCGCGGTGCGCCATTCCTGCAGCCGACCGAGCGCCAGAGTGGCCTTCGACAGCCGCCATAGCCCGCGCAACCGCCGCGATGTTTTCGTGTCCGAGCACCTGGTTCGGGCCAAGCCCCGTCGCGTGCGAGACGCTGTTGACGTAGGCGCCCACGTTGTTCTCGGAAGCGGGGGCCCACTTCGAGATAATGCTCGAGATCGTGCGGCGGCCCTGCTTCATGTAGCTGCCGAGCAGTTTCTCCATGGCGGCATAGCCATGCTCATTGGTTGCGAATTTGGCGAACCGGCCATCGGACCCGATATAGCCAGGCTGCTTGCGAGCGAATGAGCCGTCGGCGATGTTCCCTGGGTTGTGGTTCCGATCAGCGCGTGTGCTGCCGGTCGCCCCGCCAATGTTCGGGATGCCACCCCATATCGGCCGATTGCTGGCGTCCTTGGGGATCAGGAAGTCGTACCAGTTCCCACCACCAGACGAACCCCCGCTCGCTGCAGGCTTGCTACCTTCTCCGCCGATGACTTTGTCCAGCCAAGTAGCGATTTTTGCCAAGGGGGGGACGAGCTTGTCGATGATCGTCGATTGCAATTGGGTGAGTGTGTCCTGCAGGTTTTCCGACGCCTTTGCGGCCTCTTCCATCTTCCCAGCACTTGCCTCGCCAGCCTTCAAGGCCGCAACGACCTCGCCCTGCCCCTTCTGAAGGAAGTAGACGGCGGACTGCGGCAGGCCGATTTGCTGCAGCAGGTTGGCCTGCAACTGAGGGTCTACCTTGCCAGTCGACCCCGCCAGCTTCTGCAGAACACCGCCAGCATCACGAGATTGCAGGTCGCTGACGCTGACCCCAAGGCGCCCGAGGGCTTGAATTGCGCCGGTGTCGATGTTGCCCGTTTGCAGACCCATCTTGATGCTCTGGATGCGCTGCAAGGCGGCATCACCTTCGCCCACCTCTCCGCCGACAGACTTCATCGCCTGGCGCCATGCCCACACCTTCTGGACCGACATGCCGAGCGTCTGGCCGAACCGATCAGCCGATGCCGCGCCGACGGCCAAGTCCTTGATGAAACCGGCCATGGACTTCGCGCCCATGAAGGCCAGACCGAGCCCTATCACCTCGCGGGTGATACCCTTGATGCTTTCGCCGGTCTTTTTTCCGGCCTGCTCGATCTCGTCGAAGGTCTTTTTCTGAACTTCCCGCAGCCGCTTGCTGTCGGCCTCGACTTCCTTGACGCCGTCCTTGAAATCCGACCGGTCAAGGATGAACTTCGTTACTAAGGCGTCAATGATGTGCTCAGCCATGTACGATGCTCCGAGGGTGTAACCTCAGGCTATCGGCCTAGGCGTGGCGGGGCATCAGCTTGCCGTCCACCCATTCTTGCGCAGCCATTCGCCCATATCGTCCCCGCTGTTGCTAGGCGGGATCTGGAGCATGGCCTTGCCATCGGGCCGAATGACCGAATAGCCGTCGGTCGATCCGTTCTGTCCATACCGATGCTGCATGATGATCAGGAAGCCGCGCCACGGCCCATCCCGGATTACGGCGACGCTATTGCCTGGGGCGACTTCGCGCCGCCGACCGTCCGACTTGCGCGCCTGAATGATGTCGTCCGAGGTCGCCCAGCGGCATACCCGCTGGTAGACGTATCCGCCGTCGAGCGATTCCGTCTGACTCAATAGAACGGGCCGATCGCAGGTGCCGTCACCGGTCGGTTCGGAATTCGCGGGAATTGTCGATGCCCATTGGGAATCATCCGTCACGGGCGACGTTTTTTCGGGGGGCAGGCTGAACAGAGCTGTATCTGTCGAGCCTACTGCCACAGGCTGCGCCTCCGTGGGGCTTGCGGCCTCGTGGGAGGGCAGGGCCCACAGGAGAACGAGAAGGGCGATGAACGCCAGAAACGCGGCGCCGAAGCATCCCATACAACTCTGGAAGCTGTTGCGCTTGGGGCCGTAGTGGATGATGATCGGGCGCTGCGCGTTGTCGTATTCGCTCATGGAACTCCCTTCGGCAGAACCGAGGGTATGCGCTTATCACCCGACCTTCAACTGCCCTTCGCTTCGGCCGCCTCATGTGCACGCCGCTCGTTCTCGCCTTCGACCACTGCGATCTCCAGCAAGTCGAAGGCGTCCTCGATGCTGTAGACCGTCTGCAGCTCGATCAGGCTGGCTTTGCCTGAGGAGACGGTTGACCCGATGGTTCGGGAGACGTTTGCATAGCTTGCCGGCGTGAAGTCACCGCCGCGGCCATAGTCGAGAGCGCGGCGGTCACAGAAAAACCCAGGTGCAGCTCGAGCACCTCCTCACGCAGCTTGAAGATGGTGGCGACTTCGCAGATGTCGCCGTCGTCCTCGTCGTCCCCAAGATCCAGCCTGCGGCTGTAGGGGCGGCCGTTTTCCAAGACCTGCTTGGTATCGGGAACGAACGACACGCAGGTCATCATGTCGTCCATCAGCGGCTCGAGATCCTCGAACGGCAGCTGCTTGAGCGCCTCCAGCCCCACCACGACCAGGCCGATCGCGCCCGAGGCGATCAGCTCATCGTCCACACCAACACCCGTGCGCGACAAGGCCGATATGGCGCGGGCGGCCCATTTCTCGGTCTCGAACGCGCTCTTTTCGACGATCAGGAACTTCTTGCCCTGGTCACGCCCTTCGGCCGTGATCTCGACGATCTTATGCTTGCGCATGGGTTAGAGGCTCAGCGCCGAGGTGACGCTTTCCCATTCGATCGTGAAAGTGCGCGGCTGCAGGATGCGGCGCGCGGCGGGGATCGGGGTGTAGTTGCGCAGGAAGCCGCGCGTGCAGATGTAGGTCCGCTGCGTACCACGGAACACGATCTGGCCCGAGGCGACCAGCTTCTGCCGGTTCTGCCGCTCGTAGCGATACCACTCCTCGAAGTAGTCGTTGCTCTGGCTGTCGGCCTGCAGCGTGATCGTCTGCCGGAGCGGGGCAGGGACGTAGCCGGCGGACAGGCGCCCATCGACGCCCATCACCGTCTCGGCCGTGTCGACCGCGTCAATGTTGGTGATGTCGTCCGCGGCGAATCCCTTGATCCGCGTGAAGACGGGCCAAACCGGGGCGACCTGCAGCATCAGGATCGCATCGGCGGCGGTCAGCGTGCGATTGTTGGCCATGGCGGCGCCTCCTTACTGGACCTGGACGCTGGAAAGGGTGATCTTCTGGACGGACTGACCGTCGCAGTAGAACACGGTGCAGCTGGGCGAGCCGCGCTGGGCACGCACCTGCGCACCCGGGTCCTTCACTTGGATATAGAAGCCCTGCTGCTCGAGCGTACTTGCGATATCGCCGCCCGCCAGGTTGTTGACCTCGGCCTTCTGCTGTTCGGACAGTGTGACGCCCGCGCGGATCGCGCCGAAGTTCAGGGCCTGATCAACCACCGTCTGCAGCGAGGCGGAGATAAGCGTATAGCCTTCGGGGTCGTAGGGGATCTGGCCGACCGAGGTGAGTAGCGTCATCAGCTGCAGCTGGAAGGCATTGTTCATCCACACCTGGCAGTACCAGCTGTCGATCCACGCGAAGTCGCCCGTGACCTGTCCCGGGTAGAGGAAGGTGAACTCATCGTTCGCCGTCGCATAGGCGCCGATGAAGTTGTAGCCATGGGCGATCAGATTCTGGCTGATCGTCTCGTTGCTGACGCCCGCCTGTACTGAGCCCGAGCGGAAGGCCATCGTCGCGCGGCCGTTGGTGCGCGTGAAGTCGACCGAAGCGATTGCCCCCATCAAGAAGGCCGCTACCCGCACGCCGTTGGCAGGGTCGTAGATCGGCGCGATGGAGGCGTAGTTGGCCGCGATCATCAGTGCGGCCCACGAGGTGGTGTCAGTCGCCTGCACCGCTGCCGTCGGCGCACCCCACGGCACATAGAGGTAGCGATTACCCTTGCCGTTCGCCCATGCACCGAACAGGACTTTGTCGCTGTCCTGAGGCTCGAACAGGGTGGAGAAGCTGACCCAATCGGTCGACAGCGCCAGCACGGCCGCCATGGCCGTCTCAGGCGTCACGACGTCCGCGCCCTGCGACAGAACGGCGCCAGCGGCTGCTGTCAGGCCGAGCTCATCCGAGAGCGTGTCGGTGGCGTAGCTGAGGGTCGCGCTGGCGCCAACGGCATCAGTCGTGAACTGGAACCCGCCCGAGATCGGGTCATAGGTAACAGTGAAGCCCGGAGAGCTGAACGCCGCCTGGATGATCGACGCGGCATTCGAGAAGCTGGTTGCGGTCGACAGGTCGATGCTGGACGAGGTCTTGGTCGTGCCCGACACGGTGACCGCAAGGATGCCCGACAATGTCTTGAGCTGGGAGAGGGTCAAACCCATGTTCGCGCCGCGCAGGAACGCCGCGGCGGCGCTGCTGGTGTAGCGGTAGAGATAGAGGTGCGCGGGCTTGATCGGCGAGCCGGTGAAGCCGCCGAAATAGTCGACTGCAATGGTCGCTTCGGTCGACAGTGAGCCAAAATAGGCGCTCACGTCGTTAGCGCTGAAGAAGGTCAGCAGGGTGTTTGCAGGGGCCTGCGAGCTGGTGGTCAGGAACAGGCCGACAAGATCAAGCCCCGAGCCGCCGGCGGTGATGACGCTGGGCAGCACATTGACGATCGCCGACGCCGGAATGCTAGATGCCATGGGTGATCTCCGACAAGGTAGTAATCACAGTGTCGGCGAACTCCTGGGGCAGGCCGAACACGATGTTGCCGTGCAGGGCGCACCGGATCATCCAGCGGCCGATGTATTGCTGCTCGCCGGCAATGAGGGGCATCTGCGCGGGCTGCTCGCAGTAGAGCGCACCCAAGCCGCGAGCCCGGAAGAAGTCCGCGCCGTAGTCGTCGGCGAACAGGGTGGTGATCGCCTGGGCGTTGTCCGCGCCAGCCGGCCCGTAGACGTCGAGGTTGAAGTGCAAGACCGTCGAGCGACTGATCTGCGCGGACCCGACGGCGGGCGCCGGCGCGAGGTTCGGCGTGTAGCTGCGCTCGGTCGTCGCCATCTGGTCGCGGCCCATGGCCTGCATCGAGATCCAGTTCGGGCCCGACGGCATCGGCACGCGGTTGACCTGCCCACGCACGACGTCCACGCCCGTGAGGATCGCCTCGAGGAATCCGCCAAGCGCGGCATAAACCTGGTCTTCGGTGAGGGAAGGGGTCATGCCGTGGGGTCCGCCATTTGCGAGGTGATGGCCGCCTTGCACCAGCCCGACCCGACCCAGCCCTCGAGCAGCGCAACGACAAGCCACGTCTGGCCGCGCAGGGGCGCAGGCGTCGCGGCGTCGCTGCCGAACACGATCTTGTCGCCGCCGGACTGCGACGGCCGATCAACGCTGGACAGCTGTGTGTTCGCGAAGATGCTGGCCTGGCCGTTGCTGATGTTGAGCCGGTCGAGGTGCTCGAGCTCTTTCTGCGTCAGGGCTTGCACCTGCACGATCACCGCCTCGGGCGCGGCGTAGCTGGGCACCTGCCGAAAGCTGGCATCCTTGGTCCATCCGGTCGAGCGGTAGAGCGTGGCCGCCACGTTGGGGTTGATGCGCGACGTGGCGCGGTTGGCGAGCGCGCGCAGGTTCATCGCGTATCGCTCCCGACGCTCGCCAGCAGGTTGCCCGACCAGACCAGCGGCTTGCCGGCCGGCGCCGCCGCCCCGGCGGCCACGTCGCGCCGCGCCTGCTGCACGTCGGCAAAGGTCACGCCCTCCCCGGTGGGGAAGCGCTGCTTGAGGAGGTTGGTGACCGGCGAGTTCGGCACGCTGTTGAACGCGGCGATCGCCTCGCGCAGCTGGCCGGCGATGCCTTCGCCCATCAGCTCGAGCGCCTTGTCCGTGTCGCCGTCGGACGCCTCCACCAGCGCAAGGAACTGCTCGGCCCAGCGGCCGCTCTTGGCGCGGATCATGTCGGAGAAGAACGGCCGGGCGGGGATGCCCGCCTCGGGCGCGCCGTAGTTGTTGAGCGCGGCCACCATCGCCACTGGCGTCCCATCGGGATAGGTCGCGGACTCGAGGAAGCCCGCGCGCGCCTCGGTCTTCTGCCCGTGACGCCGGCCGAGATCGCGCAGGACCGCGTCGAGCTTGTGGCCGCCCTTTACCGTCGCCATGAAGAGGCGCCCCGTGCATCGAAGTTGTAGGGGGGCGCCGGGACATAGGATGCACCGCGCAGCCGCTTCGTGGCCTGCCAGTAGGCCAGACCATAGGGCGTCTGCGTGAACCAGGCGGCGGAGCCTGGCAGCGCTCCGGCATCGACCGACACCGACACCTGCCCTTCGGACGCCGACGATATGCGCCCGACGAGGCCGCTGGGCTTGCCATCCGCCTCCAGCGCGCCCGACAGCGCCGCGATATGGGCGGTCAGCATGTTGAGCAGGACGCCGCGATAGGTCACGTCGCCGACCGGCGAGGCGTCGGTGTTGTCGAGGTAAAGCCCGGCCTCGGCAAAGAACAGGGCGGCCCGCTCTGCGCTGACCGCCCCGAACTCCGGATACCGAAGAACCCAGGCCGCATAGTCGAATGCGGCGATGGCCATCTCAGTCTTCCTTCGCGGTTTCCAGCCCCTTCGGCAGGTCCTTGGCCGGGTCGAGTGCGTCGATGCCGCTCTTGACCTTCTCGCGGCTCTTGGCCTCCTTCTGCGCGGCCGCAGCGGTGTCCGAGAAGAAGATCGCACCCGAGGCGATCGGGCCGCCGGTCTTGTGGGCGTCATACCAGGCCTTGAATGCGTCGGCCTGCTTGCCCTCGAGCGTGGTCAGGCCCACGCCGCTGGTGCGCAGCGGGCTGTCGGGGAAGGCGTCCATCTTCCAGGGGTTGTCGCCGTCGAAGCCGACGTTGGCGCCGTTGAGGGCGATGGTCTCGCCGTTGAATTCGATGGTGTGCCCGTGAGGCAGCTTGCAACCGACGATCATGGTGGAACTCCCTTTGGAACCTGGCCTTATCAAGGCCCCGCCCGGATCGACCGAACGGGGCCCAGGAAAGCCAGGGTCAGATGTCGAGCATCCGGGCGATGGCGATCGGGTAGCGGATGATCGAGCCCCAGGTGCCGGCGCTGTTCTTCTGCGACCAGCTCGACGCATGGGTCACCAGTGCGTGGGCGCGCATCTTCTCGGTGTAGGCCGGATAGGCGGTCTTGATGCCGTCCACGTCGTCCTTCATGAGCTGCAGCAGTTCGCCCGACGCGGTGGTGTATTCCGGTGCGGCCTTGATCTTGAGGTTCGGATAGGCCGCCTTGAGCAGGGTCACGACGTTCAGGCCGAAGTCGTTGGTGGTCTGCAGCGCGGGCTGGCGCGTGGTTGAAAGGACCAGCGTCATGGCATCGTCCATCTCGACGTTGCCGCCCATCTGGCTCACCAGCTGGCCGTACAGCTTCTTCACGTCGTTGAAGATCTCGAGGGCCGTGGCGTAGGTCCAGCGCGAGCCGTCCGAGGTGTTCGCCTTGGCCAGCGGCGAGACCGTGTTCGGCAGGCTCGGGTCGTTCAGCAGGCCGTAGTTCACGAGGCCGGTGACCCCGTTGAAATACGTCTTGTTGGCGAACTTGTTGAACGTCAGCGCCATGCTGCGATCGAGTTCGCCCGCGTAGTTGAGGCCCGCGGCGCCCCAGCGTTCGAGCTGCTGCTCACCGTAGCGCTTGAACGCCTGCCAGGTGTAGGGCTGGCGGTAGTTCCACTGGTTGTTGGCGTCGACCTCGCCGTTGTTGCTGTAGTCGCCATACGACGCCACCTGTCCGGTCGATTCGACCATCGGGAAGTAGGCGACCTGATCGATCCAGCTGCCCTTTTGCACCTCGCCGCCCATGATCTCGGCGGCGCGCATCGGGGTGAAGATGACCCGCACGACTTCCGGGTCGATGATCGACACGGCTGAGAGCAGAACGCCAGCATTGACCGAGGTCGCGAGGCCGGGCTGCGCATCCATGGCGCGGACCTGGGCCTTGAGTTCGGGGAAGGCGTCCAGCGCGATACGGTAGTCGCGCTTGAAGCTGGCGGCACGGGCCTTGCCGGCGTCGGAGCCGTCGTGAGCCATGACCGCGTTGGGCGGGAAGAAGACGCCGCGCTCGGCGAGCTCCTGACGAAGAACGGGATCGCGCATGTTCAGTTACCCCCGGACGCTGATCTTGGCGAGCTCGCCGTTTCCGGCCGTCGAGCGGACGGTCCAGGCGGTCTCGAAGTTGGTGGTGATGGTGGCGGTGACGCCCGATCCGGTCGCCGAGGCGTTGGCCGCCGCGCCCGTGGTGCTGAGAACCAGCGTTGCCGTGCCGGCTGCCACGTTCACGGTGCCGACGATCGAGTTCGAAGCGATGCCGTTGCCCGAGATGGGCTGGCCGGGATAGATCTGGCCGCCGCTGTAGCTGATGATGTTCGACCCCGAGGTCGTCGCCACCGTGCGCGTCGCAGTTGCAGCCGAGGCGGTCGCAGCGGACGAGCAGGAACCGTCGGCATAGGCCATGTAGACCTTCTGGCCGATGGTCGCGCCGCCAGCGAAGCGGGCCCACATCGGGCCGTCCTCGAGGATGTCGATGCCCTGGCCGGCGACCACGAGGTTCGACGTGCCGACGAGCAGACTAGCGACGACCGCCGGCTGATCGCGATGCACGAAGCCGTAGCGCACGAGCGACGCGGCCTTGCCCGGGTGAACCGAGGTCACCTGGCCGTTTGTCACGTCGGCCCAGGCGAACTGGCCGATGATAACGCCCGCGGCGCCGGCCACGAACTGGCCTTCGTCAGGGTTGGTCACGGTGAAGTGCGGGTTGTTGCCGTAGAAGCCGCCCTCGATGCCGGGGCTCTGCTGCGTGGCAACGGAAGTCTGAAAGGCCATGGGCTTAGCTCCGGTTCAGCGGGGGAAGGTCGGGGACGATCTTGGCGAGCTTGCCGCCGCCGATCGTGACGGGGGCGGCGTCGAGCGCGAGCTCGGCGGGCTGGCGCAGCATCGCGACCATGGCCTTGTAGGCCGAGGCCGGAACGTCCTTGAGATCGACGTCCGCCTGGTCGAGCGCGAGCTTGTAGATAGCCTCGGCGCTGTCCATGCCGACGACTTCGCCGACGAACGGCGCGACCGCCTTCTTGGCGATCTCGATGGCGGCCTGGCGCTGGGCGCCGCGCTTCTCGGCGTCGGCGATCATCTTGCGGACGGAAGCGGCGTCCATGGCCGGCTTGTCGTCCTTGTCGTCGTCCTCGTCGCATTCGTCTTCGGCGACCTTGTCGTCCTCGTCCTCGTCGCCTTCGCATTCGTCTTCGGCCTGCTTGTCCTCGTCGTCGATCTTGTCCTCGTCGAGGGCAATCGGCTGCACGGCGGCAAGCGCGGCGGTGACCGTGGCGGCATCGAGGCTTGCATCGGCAGCCAGCTTCGGGGCCACAAGGGCGACGACCTTTTCGGCCAGCTTGGCGGGCGCGCCATCCTTGGCGAAGGTCTTGGCATCGACGCCGGCGAGGACCGTGGACAGGTCAACCTTGGCGTCGGCGGCGAGGAGCGAGCGCACGGTGGCCTGCAGGGCCCCGGACACCAGCAGCGCAGTGCGCGACTTGAGCTTCATCAGTTCATCTCCGACAACAACGTCAGGGCCCGCGCGGCCTTCGATAACTAGGGCTACGTGGTTACCGATGATCTCCCGCATTACACCGTCGTAACGCAAACCATCTTCCGACACGCCCGGCGTCATGTCTGCGCGGTAGCGATAGCCGCAGGAAAGCTCGCGTTTGCGGTCGGCTTCGATGCCGTCCTGCGCGGCCTGCTGCCACACGACCAGGCTGTTGCGCAGGTACGTGCCGTCGAACTCCGCGTCGGTGCCGGTGCTGCCGATGATCAGGCTCTCGGGCAGGCCGTCCTCGGGAATGACCGGGACGTGCTCGGACAGCAGCGGGATGTTGTTGAAGCTGTCGGCGGCGGCGGCCAGTTCGGCGGGGTCGCGGTAGAGGTAGTAGATCCGATCGGGCTCAAGGCCCTCGGCCGAGATCTCGCGCCCGTAATAGGGGCAGACGTTGGCCTTGCTGATGTTCGACACCTCGACATGCAGGTAGCCGTTGGCGTCGCGCATCCGCACGCTGGGCGCCCGGTCCATTGCCATCAAGATCGTCTGCGACATGCTTTGCCTCCGTAATCTCAGGTTACGGGGCGGGGCGGCTCACTCGAATCCCGGCACGATCGGCACGGCAACGCACCGGCAGTTGATCGCGGTGCCCGGCCAGACCGGGCCGTTGCCGTCGCCGAAGTCGTGACCCTCGCGGATGCCGTAGGTCTTGCCGCTGAACCGAACGTGCGGCTCGCGCGGATGCTTGCCGCCGGCGCTATGCAGCCATTTAGCCCGGGTGATGCCCAGCTCGAGGTGGCGGACCTTCTGCAGGACGGCCGTCGCCTTGCTATTTTGGTCACGCGCGATGAATGCGGCACGGCGTTTCGAGACCCCGTAGGTCTTCTCGAGCGCCTTCGCCAATGTGCCCAGGTCATGCCCCTGGCTGACCGACTGCATCACCAGCGTCTCGACGTTGCCAAGGTGGCGCTCCGCGATCGACCGGATCAGCCCGACGTTCTCCGACACGACTGCGGCATAGGCGTCGCGCATGGCCGGGGTCATCGTGAACTTGACCGTCATGCCCCCGCGCTTGAGCATGTCCATCAGGGCGCGATCGCATCGGCTGCGGATCGACGTGGCGAAATACTGCGCCAGCTCGTCGGACAGCGTGTCGAACCGGCGCAGCCAGTCCCGCCCCTTGCGGGCGATGGCGTCGCGCAGCACCTTCGCGGGGATCTTGTCCTGGGCGAGCAGTACGGTCTCGGGCGCGTCACGCCGCCATTCGCGCTCGACGGTCTTGACGAGGTCGCGGTGCATGGCGAGCAGCACGGCGACGACGCGCGCCTCGTACTTGGCGCGCAACGGTGCAGCGGGGCGGACAGCGGAGAGCATCAGGCCTCCTTGGGCTCAAGCTCCACATCGGCGTCGAGGTCATCGACCGGTTCAGGCTCTGGCGGCGGGCCCTCAAGGCGGCCGTGATACATCCCGCCCTCCTCGTCGTTGAGGCGGTCGCGCACTTCCTCGTTGCTGATCACGCCGGCATCGACATAGGTCCGGTCGGCCTCGGCATCGCTCTTGCGGATCGCGGCCTTGTCGGCGTCGGACATCTCCCACAGGCTCTCGAATTCATAGGCCATGTCGGGGTCAATTTCGCCGAACAGCGACAACTGGATGACCTTGAACAGCACGTCGAGGCCGGGGCCGACGACCTTCTCGTTGTAGGCCAGCACCTTGTCGTAGAACGTGCGGATCTCGCCGTCGGTGGAGGCGTTCAGCCCGGTCGGGACAACGCCCAGCAGGATCGACAGCGGAATGCCCGAGATGGCGCTGATCTGCTCGAGCGACTGCGCGACGAGCTTGTCGAGGCCGGCGATCGGCGCGGCCACGTTCTCGAACTCCTCGCGATCCTTGTCGAGGACGAAAGTTCCCCGGTTGTCGCGGGTCCGGTTGAACAAGTCGACGCGCTTGTAGACGCCATCGCCAGAGCCGCCCTGCAGCACGTCATCCATGTCGGTCTTGAGGACCATGATGGAGAAGCTGTGCACCAAGTCGGAGGCCGACTGCCGGGTGCGCAGCCAGTTGTCGACGTAGGGCTTGATCTTCTGGCTCATGGACACGCCGCCGAAAGCATAGGCCGGCTTGAGC